TGTAGTTCGTGATACTGGCTGCCTTAGAACCATCCAGATCGTACAAACACCGTGTAAAGTTCCTGTTTCAGCAGCTTTAAATGGAGCAGTACCAACCAATCCTACAGCATGGAAAGCTAATACAGCCTATGCTTTAAATGATTTTATTTTTAGTAATATCTTTATTTACCAAGTAACTTTGGCTGGTACTACGGATGCTACACCACCGCCTTACCCACAAAGTCAGCAGAACAATATCACCAATTACCCGCCATCTACTCAGTTTTTAAACGGTACTTGCGGATTGACTTATGTAGGTAACTGCGAAAATATTTACTACTCTGCGATGCCACAGGGTAACAGAACCCTGGACATTATTAACATCAATATGTACTGGGGTAATACCCGTGTTCCATTGGATTACTTAGCCTGGTCAGACTTTAATGTGCGCTTGCGTTTTTGGCAAAACTACATTGGCAGACCGCTAGCCTTTAGCAATTACGGGCAAGACAATATCTACATTGGTCCAATCCCAGACGAAGCCTACCAGCTAGAGATTGATACAGTCATTCTTCCTGAATCCTTAACCTTGGCTAACTCTGGAGCTACCGATCCAATCAAAGATCCTTATACTACCTCGGTTAAGTTTTATGCAGCATACCTAGCCAAGTATTACGAGCAAAGTTACGGGGAAGCTGAGATTTATAAACAAGAGTACAACAAGCAGACTTCTGCTGTTCTTACCTCGATCTTTACCCGCAGAATTCCAACGCCTTATAGCTCACCTTACTAGCCATGGCAGCAGCAGAACAGAAAAAGTCCTATGCCGTTGTCAAACAGTTTAGAAGCCTAAACACCAAGGCTAACCGTACTGCCATTGATGAGAGTGAGTTTGCCTGGTTAGAAAACGCACAGCCAATCGGCTATGCCAACCTAAAGATTATTCCTACAAGTGAGCCAGTATTAAATTCTGGTGGTAATGCGGTAGTCTTTTCCAATACCGTTACCCACTTAACATCCGTCAATATTGGCTTAAACGACTATGTTGTTGCCTTTATGGATAATGGCTCGGCACAGTATTTTAATGTTAATACCGATACCTTTGGTAATGTGGCTGCTGCTGGTACATTTAGCTCTGCTGGCATTAGCACTACCCAATGGAATAACGAGCGTATGCTCATCCTTGATCCTACGAAGGGTTACTTTAACTGGGATGGCAATAATGTTGTAACTATCGGATCTGTAGGATTAATAGGAATTGTTAATCAAGGATCTGGCTATACCGAAGCGCCAACTGTCACTATTTCAGCGCCCAATCAAACGGGTGGTGTCCAGGCTAATGCTACATCTACCATCTCTACAGGCAATGTTGTTACATCGGTAGCGGTTTCTAATGCTGGTACTGGCTACACCAATTCAGCTAATTTGACCGTAACCTTTAGTGGTGGCGGTGGTGGTACAGGCGCTAATGCTGTAGCCCAACTCTATAACTTCCAAACTGGCACGCTTTCTTTGGTGGTTATTAACGAGGGTTCTGGTTATACCAACGCAGCTAATACCATTGTGACTATTTCTGGTGGCGGTGGATCAGGAGCAACAGCCGTGCCAATCGTGGTCGGCAATGTGGTCACCCAGGTCATTATGACTAACCTGGGATCAAACTACACCAATGCTGCCAATGTAACAGCAACGGTATCGGGTGGCGGTGGCAATGGAGCAGTCTTGCAAGCCATCGTCAATTCCGAGCCAAATGTGGGCATAGCGAGCTTTTCTGGGCGTGTTTGGATTGCGGCTGGTCGCACAGTCTATTACAGCGCTGCGGGGTCGTATAGCGACTTTACGAGCGTTTCTGCTGGATCGGTAACGCTGACTGATTCTACGCTGCATGGCAACATTATTCAGCTATTGACTGCTAATAACTTTTTGTACATTTTTGGCGATAACTCCATCAATGTGTTCTCAGATGTTAGGGTTACTAATAGTGGAACTACCCTGTTTACCAACACCAATGTGAGCGCATCCGTTGGCTCAGAGCAGAAAAACGCTATATTCCCGTACTTCCGATCTGTTTTGTTTATGAATGACTATGGCGTATATGCTCTAGTTGGTTCAACCACCTCAAAATTGTCCGATGCCTTGGATGGTATTTTCCCTAATATTGACTTTGTAAACCCTGTTTATGCGGGTCAGGTCTTATTGAACAATATTCTTTGCGCAGTCTTTAATTTTAGGTACTTTGATTCAACCTTTACCAATAGCTATCGGTATATCCAGGCTGTTTTCTTTGAGAAAAAGTGGTTTATTTCAAGCCAAGGTAACAATATTAAGTACATTACATCCGTTCCTGAAGCTGGACAAATCTTAATGTACGGGGTTTCTGGCAATAACTTGTATCGCCTGTATGCCGATTCCACCAGTAGCATTGTAAGCCTTGTTAGAACTGCTTTAATGCCGATGACTGATCCGATTCGGACCAAGCAAGCATTGAAAATTGGTATTGAAGCGACTGCACCCGCCAATGGCACGATTACTATGTCTGCTACGGTGGACAATGAAAACCGATCTAGCTTTCCATATACCCTTTCAAGCGTTATTACTTGGCAAAATAACAGTCTGCAAGTAATTCCCTGGAACAATAACTCAGGTACAAATATTGGTTGGGGTACTTCGGGTTATTCTTTATATAAAACAGATGCTCAACAGTATGGTAAATACTTAGGAATTACAGTAACATCTACTAATCCTGGGTATGTAATAAATGGCTTTGAGTTTGAGCATGAACTAAGAGTGAGGTTCTAGTGTCTAAACCTATATCGTCTGTACCAAATGTATTCCAAAATGCGACTACAACTATTCCGTTGTCGCAATTGGATACTAACTTCACAACGGTCACAAACGCCCTAAACGATCTTAATAATTACAGTAACTTTGTCCAGGACACGGGTACTGCTAATGCCGTTGTCTGTAATTACCCCGCTGGAATTACAACAACTGTAATTGATACTGGCTGTGAGATAACCTTTGAAGCTAATAATGCTAATACTGGTGCTACTACTTTATTAGTCCAAGTTAACTCCGTTACCATTTTGGCTGCAACTGCGGTTAAGAATGAGGATGGATCAGCGTTATCTGGCTCTGAATTTAGGGCTGGCGGTATTTATTCAGTCATTTATGACGGTACTTATTGGGTTTTAGCGGGTGGTGGCGGTGGTGGCGGTGCTGAAGCTGGTGGTGCGATTTATGAAAACACCCAGTCAATCAATGCAAACTACACCATAACCACAAATAAAAATGGTTTTAGCGTAGGACCGATCACCGTAGCAAGTGGAGTTACGGTTACCGTGCCGTCTGGCTCACGCTATGTAATTATGTAAAGGACAATATATGAGCATTGTTTTATTAGGTTCAACTTCAGGTAGCTGTACGCTTCAAGAGCAAGCGGTGGCGGGTACTACTGTTTTAACTTTGCCGACTGTATCTGGAACTGTGCTTACAGATACATCACCTAAAGCTGGTAATGTGATTCAGGTGGTTAATGTTACTTTTGCAACAAATACCTCAACTACTTCTTCAACAAGAAGCGATACTGGATTATCAGGGACTATTACACCTAACTTTGCAACAAGCAAAATATTATGTTTTGTTAATATGGTCGGATGTGGAAAAAATTCTGGATCAGGAACTGGTCCTTATTTAGCTTTTTGGTTAATGAGAAGTTCTACTGATATTATTAAATTTGAAGGCGAAGGTGGTTATTCAGCTAACACCAATACAAGTAGTTTTGGTGCTTGTTCAACTTCTTTTTTAGATTCTCCATCAACAACATCCGCAATAACATATAAAGTTCAATTTAGTAACCCAGCAAATGCTGGTGTAGTGGCATTTAATAATAGTTCTACTGTATCTACAATTACATTAATGGAGATTGCGGCATGATTGATTTTTTAAGTGCAATCCACAAACTAAACCCATCCGTAGTAACCATTCGTGGCGAAACAGCTTACGATGCAGACGGCAATGAAGTCGCATACGATAAAGATGCAGTACAGGCTTATGTAGATGCTCATGCTTATATTGCTAAAAGAGCCGCAGAATACCCACCCATCACCGATTACATTGATGGTGTAGTAAAGGGTAACCAAGCACAGATTGATAAATACATTGATGACTGCCTGGCGGTCAAAGCTAAGTATCCGAAGGGAGTAGCATAATGCCATCCATTATTAATGCCACAACAACTACTGGCGTAGCCATAACTGGTGATAACTCAGGTAACCTAGCTTTACAAACTGCTGGCAATACTGCGGTAACTATTGATACTTCACAAAATGTGGGTATTGGTACTGCTAGTCCTGATAACAATGCAAACTATAAAACACTTACCATTACAGGATCAACAACAACAACTGGTGGTGTAATTGGGTTAAAGAGTTCTAACGGCAGCGCATTTGCTCAGATTTTTAATGACAGCACTAATTTTGCATTAAAAAATAACTCAGCCACTCCGACTATAATTTTTACTAGTGGTTTAGAACGGATGCGTATTACCTCTGGTGGTGAATTGTATGTTGGTACTACTACAGGAACAATTGACCAAAGCAATTTTGGTTTTGTTGTGGCGGGTGGTGAACTAAATTTATCCCGAAATGTTGGCGGTTCAAGCCCTACTATGACTGCATATGGTTCTCAAGGTCTTGCAAGAATTATGGGTGATGGCGATTTAGAAAATACAAACAATCGCTACACAGGTATTTCTGACATTAAATTTAAACAAAACATTGTTGATGCTAATTCTCAATGGGATGACATTAAAGCAATTCAAGTTCGTAAATATGAATTAATTAACCATCCTGACCGCAAACAAATTGGTTGCATTGCACAAGAGTTAGAGCAAGTATGTCCTGGTTTAGTTATTGAACGGAAAGATAAAGATGGTGAAACATACAAATCAGTAGCTTACTCTGTTCTTTACATGAAAGCAGTTAAAGCATTGCAAGAAGCAATGGAAAGAATTGAAGCTATTGAAGCTAAAGTAGATGCACAAGCATTAGAAATTCAAGCACTTAAAGGAGTAGCATAATGGCATTAGTCCTCGATGGTACTTTAGGTATTACAACTAACTCAGGTACGGCTATTTCAGCTTCAACTATTGGAGTTGGTGGTGCTACTCCATCTACTAGCGGTGCTGGTATTACATTCCCAGCCACTCAATCCGCTTCTACTGATGCCAATACACTTGATGATTATGAAGAAGGTACTTGGACACCTAGTCTTGGTGGCACTACAACTTATTCTGAAAGATTTGGTTCTTACACAAAAATTGGTCGTCAAGTAACCGCAATTTTTGATTTTACAATTTCATCCATTGGTACAGGTAATCAAGCACAGATTTCGGGATTACCATTCACTGCTACTTCAAGTGGTCCAACTGGAATGAACGCTTCTGTTAGTTATTGGGCTAATTTATCAATTGCTGTAAATTGGTTAGCGTGGCGAGTAGATATAAATGCAACAGTTTTGCAAAACGCTATTACAACTTCTGCAACTGCAACGGCTATTGCAAATTCAAACATTTTGACAAACGGGACAAGAATAATTGGTACATTAGTATACAACACAAATTAACTAACCCATATTAGGTTAGTCGGACACTTAAAGGAGATTTAAAATGGCATTAACAGAAAAAACAGAAATTGATAGAATTGAAATAGCTAATCAATGGAATATTCAAGTTCGTCAAGCTACTATTATTGAGCGTAATGGTGAATTTGTATCAAGAACATTTCATCGTTGGGTACTAAACCCTGATATGGACATTAGTGGTCAAGAGCAAAAAGTCCAAGATATTTGTAATGTTGCATGGACACCTGAAGTTAAAGCCGCATACGAAACATTTAAGGCTGAACAGGCTAAACGATTAGGAGCTTAAAATGGGAATCAATGCCTTTACCAAGACTGGCAACACAGTAACTTTCCTGGCTGCTACTTCAGCGCCAACTCCAATTCAATGTCTTTCCACTACCCTTGGCGGTAACCAATATCGTGTGATTAATTCTGGTACAGGCATTGTATTTTTAGGCTACGGCACTACGGCTGCTGAAGCTACGGCTGCTGCTGCCAATGTGACTAGCTCACAATCGTCTTTTCCATTATTACCGAGTACAGATGAGATTTTGACCTTTGTACCCAATGCGTATTTTACTGGTGTCATTCTTTCAGGTACAGCAAGAGTTTATATAACACCTGGCGATGGAGTGTAAAACATGGTTCTCAAGGTTGCTGGTGGGGGTGGTGGTGTAGCTGGCGGGGTGATCTATAGT